CCAGACCACGTATTAGGAGGAGCTCAATTCATGGATCTCTATTCGACGAACTACTTGACCGGCGTCGTCAACAGTCTGCAGACGCCGCCAAGTTTCCTGCTCGACCACTTCTTCCCGACCACGCAGACGGAGACATCGGAGGAAATCCACTTCGACGTCGAAAACGACGTGATGGGTCTGGCGCCGTTTGTCTCGCCGGTGGTGGAGGGGCAAATCCTGGCCAGCCAGGGCTTCACGACCAACACGTTCAAGCCGGCTTACATCAAGCCGAAGAGCGTGGTCGACCCTACCCGCGCGCTGAAGCGCTACAAGGGTGAGCCGATCGCGGGCGCCTACTCGCCGCAGCAGCGCCTGCAACTGATCGTGGCGGACCTGCTGATGACGCATCGCAAGCTGGTGGCGCGGCGGCTCGAATGGATGGCGGCGAGCGTGCTCTGTACCGGCGCCGTGACGATCACGGGCGAGCGCTATCAGACGCGCAACGTCAACTTCAACCGCCTGGCGTCGCATAACGTCACGCTGGCGAGCGACGCCAAGTGGTCGAACGCCAGCGCGAATCCGCTCGATGACCTGCAAAGCTGGACGGATCTGATCCTGCAGGACAGCGGCACGTCGGGGCTTGACGTGGTGCTGGAACTGTCGGCCTGGAAAGCGTTCCGCAACAACCAGTACGTCGCCAAGCGGATCGAGATGCAGCGTGGCATCGGGCAGGCGCCATCGCTCAGCCAGGATGCACTGAACCGCATCGGTGGCACCTTCATGGGCAACGTCGACGGCTACAACATCTGGGCCTACTCGGGCTCGTACAAGGACGACCAGGGCGTGCTCAAGCCGATGCTGCCCATTGGGACCGTGCTGGTGGTGGGCGACATGTCCGGCGTGCAGGCCTTCGGCGCGATTCTCGATGAAGCCGCCGGCATTCAGGCGCTGCCGTATTTCTCGAAATCGTGGGTGCAGGAAGATCCGTCGCGGCGCTTTCTGCTCACCCAGAGCGCTCCGCTGCTAGTGCCCTATCGGCCCAACGCCGCGGTGGCGGCCACGGTGCTTTAGATGAAGCTCCGCACTTTGCACACAGTCGTTTTCGGGGGCGTCAGTCACGCCCCCGGCTCGCTGATTGAGATCGGAGACGAGGAGGCGCGGCGCCTGATCGCACTCCACGCCGCCGAGGTGCCGCTGGATGAAGCGACGGAGGTGCCGAAGGACGGCACACTGCGGCGTCGCAAGCGAGAGCAATGACCGACTTCCGAAGCCGCAACGCCGTCTTTCTGCGCCGCTTTGGTGTTGATGCGATGCTGACGCGCAAGGCGGACTCGACGAGTGAGACGTTTGTCGGCGTGTTCAGCGCCGCAGGCCACGATGCGACGATCCGGCTCAGCAGCGGCATGGCCGGCCAGGCGCTCACGGTGAGTTCGGCCGAGCCCTGGATCTGGGTGAGCCTCGATGCGGCCTGGATTGGAGCCATGCCCGCGCAGGGTGACACGATCACGGTCGCGGGCGTTGAGTATCGCGTGCACGATCCGCAGCCGGACGGCCAGGGCGGCTTGAAACTGATTCTCAAGAAACGATGAGCGTCCACGAGCGAGCCATCATCCGAGACGCCGTGATTGCGGTGCTGGTCTCGGCCGATACCGATTGCCTCACGCGGGTATCAAGGTTTCCGATTCAGCCGGCGGAACTCGATGACCTGCCGGCGATGACGGTCTACACACCACACGAGGTGGTGGACGAAGACGCCTCCGACGTCGCCTCTGAGCCGGACAATCCAGGCCATCTCAAGCGGCAACTCCATCTGGCCGTAGAGATCATCGCGGCGGGCGACGACGGAGAGGCGCAGTTGGACGCGATCGCGCTCCAGGTGGAACAGGCGTTTGACGGCGATCCGACCATTGGCGGGTTGGTCGAAGACTCGATGCTCAGCGAGACCGAGATCGGGTTTGTCTCCACCGCCGAGAAGATGCTGGCCGTGGCCCGCCTGATGTACACGATCACCTACTACACGCCGACGCGCACCGCCGCGCCGAGTGCGGGCGTGCTGCCATCGGCCGTCTATGGATCGCTGGTGCCGAAGATCGGTGCGGCGCACGTGGCTGACTATAAAGACCTGACCGCGGGAGAATCGCTCACCGGTGAATAGACTGCTGATGGAGCGCCGGCCCGGGCTCGGCGGCGACATCTCCGACCCGGACACAGCCGACCTGGTGCGGCGCGTGGCGAACCTGCTGCGGCCGGGCACGGTGGTGGCTGTCGACTGTGCCAAGGCGCGCGTCAAGGTCCGGATCGGCAAGATCGCGACCGCTTGGCTGCCCTGGATCACGCGGCGCGCCGGGCCGGACATCACCTGGTGGGCACCGGAGGTCGGCGAGCAGGTCATGGTCTTGTCGCCGTCGGGCAATCTGGCGCTGGGCGTGGTGCTGGGATCGATCTACCAGAACGCCTTCCCCGCGCCGGCATCGAGCGCTGACACTGCGGTCATGCAGTGGAAAGACGGCACCACAGTGGTGTACGACCGCGCGGCGCACAAACTGACGGTCCACTGTGTCGGCGAGGTGGAGATTACGGCCGCAACGAAAGTCACCGTTACGGCGCCGGCGATCCTGCTGGTGGGAGAAGTCACCATCGACGGCAACGTCAGCGTGCAGGGTAGCGTCACGGCCAGCGGCTCGGTGATCGACGCGAAGGGCAACACGAATCACCACGTCCATGGCTAACGCTCGGGGCATGAACGCCGCAACGGGCCGCCGGATCGGCGGCGTGGAGCATTTGAAGCAGTCGATCGCGGACATTCTGCGCACGCCGAAGGGCTCGCGCGTGATGCTACGGGACTATGGCTCAAACCTCTTCAAGCTGGTGGATCGGCCGCTGACACCGGCGACCATCACTGAGATTTACGCCGAGACCGTGGATGCGCTGGGCAAGTGGGAGCCGCGGCTGCGGGTGACCTCGGTCTCGCTCGCGCTGCCATCGGCCGGCCATATCGAACTCTCGATCACGGCCAAGTATCTGCCGAGCGGGCAGACCGTGAAACTGGACGGCATCGTCGTATGAGTCGCTTCATCCAAATTGACCTGTCGACGCTCGCAACGCCGGCGATCATCGAGCAACTCGACTTCGCGACGATCAAAGCCGCGATGGTAGCGGATCTGGTCTCGCGCGACTCGACGTTCACGGCGCTGCTCGAAAGCGACCCAGCCATCAAAGTGCTGGAGGCCTGTGCCTATCGTGAACTGCTGCTGCGCCAGCGCATCAACGACGCCGCGAAGGCCTGCATGCTGGCGACCTCAACCGGCACAAACCTGGACCACCTGGCTGCCCTGAACGGTGTCGCGCGCCTGAGCGTGACCGACGCCGATGGAAACGTCACCGACGAATCCGACACGCGTTTGCGCATGCGTACGCAGTTGGCGCTCGAAGCGTTTTCAACTTGCGGGCCGATCGGCGCCTACCAGTTCCACGCCTTCAGCGTGTCGATGGATATAGCCGACGTATCGGTAATCATGACCTCGCCGGGCACCGTACGCGTGACGGTCTTGGCTACGCCTGGTGATTCGATCGACGGCCACGGGACGCCCTCGAGCAACTTGCTTGCGTCCGTATCGAGCGCGCTCAACGCCGACGACGTGCGTCCGCTGACGGATGTGGTGGAAGTCCGCGCGCCGGAGATCGTGCACTATGCCATCGCGGCTTCGATCACGCTGTATTACGGGCCCGATGCGTCCACAGTAAAAAGGGCCGTCGAGTCGGCGCTATCGGCCTACGTCGCGCGCACGACGCGCCTCGGCTACAATGTCACGCTCGCGGGCCTCTATGCGGCGCTACAACAGAGCGGCGTCGAAAACTCGGTTATCACGTCGCCCGCGGCTCACATCATCACCAACGAGACCCAGGTAGCCTACTGCGATTCGATCACAGTCAGCATCGCGGGGCGGGACGAGTAAATGCCTCTGAACACGCCGACCATCCTGCCACCAAACTCCACCGCGCCGGAGAAGGGCTTGGCCGACGTCGCCTGGCGGCTCAATAGCCCGCCCGACGTCGCGCAGGTCATCGACGCCGATTCGATCTCGGCCGACCTGTTGCCGTGGCTTGCCTGGTCGCGCTCGGTCGACGCCTGGAACCTCTCCGAGACCGATGGCGTGAAGCGGGCATCGGTGACCGGCGCGGCGCAGTTGCATCGGCTCAAAGGCACGGTCGAGGGCTTCCGGCGGCTGTGCTCGTTGTTTGGCGCGACGCTCGCGGCCGTCCAGCGCCCGCCGCACAAGACGTTTTGCGGGAAGAGCTACACCAGGGCTGAGCGCGACTCGACGCTGTCAGTCTATCCGCAGCTGCGAATCCGGTCGCAGGCCAAACGCGCCAGGCGCTACGCCGGCGGAATCTATTTCAATGGCGACCATCTGGGCAATGGCTTCGCCATCCACACCGACGCGGCCACGCGCATGGTCCCGCAGGTCTACTACTCCGATCGCGGCGCCGAGAGCGAGATCGCGACCTATCACGAATCGGCCACCTCCGACGGCTACATCCGCGTGTGCGTGAGCGCCGTGCGCAAATATGCGACATTCTGCGGCGCGTTTCAGCGCTTCACTTCCGACTGCGGCGCCGCGGCGCGCATCTATTCGTTTTCGACGACTTACGAATACACGAGCACCGTGCGCTGGAAGACGCTGCTCGCGGGCCTCGATCCGACGAGCGTCTTCCCAGAAATGACGTATGAGAGTTCGACGCGCGCCGGGCTGTTTTGCGGGCCGCGTCGAGGCCGCTCGTTTGTCGGCCAGCCTCTGGTACGCACCGACGCCGAAAACCGCATCTACAAGCGCATTTATCTGTTCGACGCATCGCGCGCGCTGGAGTCTCACGGCAAGAGCACCTTTGTCGGGGCGATGCGGCTCGGCATGCCCGCCTACACGGCAGAGTTGCAGGTGAAATGGCCCGGCATGCGGGCAAAGCGCGCGATGGGTCGCTTCGTCGACGGCTACCTGATCACGGCCGACCACAGTCTGTTTGATCGTTTCGTGACGGCGCTCGGGTGGGCCAAGTCGGCTCGCGACAAGGCGCTGCTCGATACCTATTCCCACAAGCCGCTCACCGCCGGAGAAATCCACACGGCCAGCACGGACATGGTCTGTGGGCAGCTGATCAGTCGATTTTAAGGAACTTCGATGGAGAAAACGGTTACTTTCCGAGACAATCAGGAATTCCGCGCCGACGATCCGAATAGCCTTCAGACGTTTGTGCAGGATTCGATGCAGCACGTCGTCAACGACGCGGTGTCGAGCTCCACGCACTATTCGGGTCTGACCGTCACCAAAGCCGGCACGACGACGGTCCAGGTGGTGACTGGCCGGCTCTACGCCGGCGGCAAGGTCTACGCACACGACACGGCCGAGACGCTGGACTTGTTTTCGAGCCTGCCCACCTCGGCATCGAAGATCGTCGCGATCGTGGCCTGGGGCTCGACGGCCGAGAGCGATACCGAATCGCGCGACTTTCTGACCGATGTGACCACGGGCGCGACCGAACCCAAGGCAGTCACGATGGAGGTCGACCGCGTCTGCAACATCGGCACGGTGGTCGGCACGGAATCGTCGTCGCCGCAGGTGCCGACCATCACCTCGACGTACCTGCTGATCGCGCTCGTGACGATGACCACGAGCGGCGTGTCCGCGGTCGAGATGTGCACCGCCAACGCCCTGCCGGTGCTCAACAACCTCAGCACGCGCACAGCGGCGCTCGAAACGTGGAAGGGCCAGACCGACCCGAAGGTCTCCACCATCACGAGCGACATCGCGAAGCTGAGCACGTCGCTCAGCGAGAAGGCGAGCCTCGCACTGCTGCGCCAGGTGGCCGCCGATGTGGCCGCGTTGAAGGATCTCTCGAAGCTGCCCGATGACTACGCGCAGTACGGCTGCGACCATTTCCTTTACACGGCCGAGACGAACGCGTCCGGAAGCGACAGTTCGGGATCATCGTATTCAGCCCGGATTGAGGAGGGCATCCGCTTCCCGTTTGCGACCAGCGCGACCAGCGTGCTGGCGCTGCTCAACTCGATTGACAGCACCGTCGCGGTCACCAACAACCTCTGTCTGCCCGCGTGGACCGGCAAGACCCGCATGGACAACACCGACGGCTATGCGGGATACGACTACCTGTCGAGTTTTCAGTTCCAGACGACGACCACTGTCCAGAAGACTGTGTCGCGCACGCGCGTCCGCTACGGTGCCACCTACACGGTCTGCACCAACGCCGGCTACCTGAACGGCCGGGACATCACCTACAACGAGGCCACCCACAGCTTCACCAAGGACGGCGAGACCTTCGTCCTGGCCGACGGCTACGACGCCACCGACATTAGCACTGACCACACCTGGATCCGCATCACGGAAGTCTTCAGTGACAGCTATGAAGAGACCTACTGGGATCTCGAAACGACCACAAAGACCGTCACCGGATCGCAGCTCTCGCAGGTCTTTCTGAATGCGCAGGACGGTTGGTTGACCGAGATTGGGCTGCATTTGCACGATGTGGGCAGCTCCGGCACCGTGACCGTGATGCTCTGCGAGGCTGACGACGGCAAGCCCGAACTGTCGGCCGTGCTGGCGACGACAACGGTGGCCGTGGCGGATCTCAAGACATACTCTACGCGCACGGCCGTCTCGATCACCCCTACCTTTCTGTCGAGCGGCTCGCGCTACGCCATCGTCGTGCAGTCCGGCGGCCAGCACAGCCTGTGCACAGTGAGCGGCGCAACGATTCCGCAGGGCACCTACTTCCACTACGTCGATGGCGCCTTTCAGGCCGTCGACACGGCGCGGTCGATAATGTTCGACCTGAGGTTCGCTTACTTCGGCGGGCTCTCCTACCTGGCCGTGCAACTCGCGTCGCTCTCGCTCAGCGGCGGCATCGCGGCGATCGACATCCTCACGAAGATGGTCTGCCCGTCATCGTGCTCGATGACGTTTGAAGTGCAGATCAACGGCACCTGGTACCCGCTCAGCACGGACAGCGCGGGCCTGGGCCTGCTCGATGGCCTGCCCAACCTGATCCCGCTGCGGGCGGTCTTCGTCGGCACGCCCGACGTGATGCCCGGCTTCGGTCTGGTGGGCTCACAGGTAAAGGTGGCGACCTGCGCTTCGAAGTTTACCCACTACTCGACCGTGCGGAACTTGAGCGCCGCCACGACGACGGTCCGGGTGATCGCGCTGGTCGAGGACTTCGACGCGACTTACCACGCGCTCGGCTGCAAGCTGATAGTCGGCACGACGCTCGTCTCGCCAGCGGTCACTGCGACCCGTGGCACCGACAGCGGAACCGAGTACACCTTCAGCTTCACGATCACGAGTTCGACAAGCTACGTGATTCGCCTCAACGGCTCGACCACGAACACGGCGAAGCTCTTCCACGTGGCCGAACGGACCGACATCGCGTTTTAAGGAGATGACGACAATGCCAAAGACCCTCAAAGCGGACGCGGCAAGCTACGACGCGTCGAAGCAGTATCAGGTGCGCGTGATTGAGCGCATCACCCTGACTGATCACCGCATGACGCTCTATCCGGGCAAAGAGTACATCTTGCGCGGCGACCTGGTGGCTGAACTCGCCGCGAAGATCGAGAGCGCCACGGTAGCCGAGGACTGAGCGCGTGGCGAGCCAGTACAGCGCCTATGAGATGAAGGACGGCAAGACGAGGTTGTCGGCCGCCACCTTCAACGCGATCTTCGCCGACCTCGACACGCGCCTGGTGGCGCTCGAAAACCTGCAGGTGAACTGGGAAGCGGCGATTGAGCAATTGAAGGCCTACGGCCTGGTGCGCATCGCAGAGGCCCTGCAGGCGAGCTACGACGAGATCGACACCGCGACCACGTCTGTTACGAGCGCCGTGGCCGAGCTGCAGACGACCGTTTCGAACACGCTCACGACGATGGACGGTCGGATTGCCGGCCTGACCACCGAGACGGAAACGGCGCTTGCGGGCGCCAATGCGGCCATCACGGCAGCCAACACGGCAATCACCACAGCGAACGCAGCCAGCGGGGTGGCGCTCGTGCTTGCCATCTGCCTCGGAGAATGAGATGACCATCACACCGAAAAATGCCGCTGCGTTGCTCACCACTTCGCTTACGACGGTTTACACCTGTCCATCGGGCGCAAGCGCCATCGTGATCGGCTCGCAGATCGCCAACATCGGCTCATCGAACACCACGGCCACCGTGGCGTGGACCGACAGTTCCGCGGCGGCGACGTACTATCTCGTCTCTGGTGCGAAAGTCCCTGCCAACAATGCCATCGTGCCCGTCGAAAAGCGGCACACGCTTGAGGCAGGCGACTCAATCAAAGCCCTGGCTGGCGCGGCTGGCGCACTGCACATTTCGCTTTCCATTCTGGAGATCAACGCATGAGCCTTCTGATTCCTGTCAGCGCCCAACAGCACCAGCAGATCTTCACATCCAGCGGCACCTTCACGCCGTCAGCCGCCCTGCTTGCCGCCGGCGGCTGGGTCGAGGCGTTGGCGGTTGGTGGTGGCGGCGCCGGCTACAGCGGTGGGCCCGGTGGCGGCGGTGGCGCCGTCGTGAAGAGGATCGTTCAACTTGCTGGCGATGTTGCCGTGACCATCGGTTCCGGCGGAGCGTCCTCGGGAGCCACCGGCGGCACTACGAGTTTCGGTGCCCTTGTCTCCGCGCCCGGCGGAAATGGCGGCAACAGCAGCACGGGCGGGACCAGCGGCTCGGGCGACCTCGGTGGGCCATCCGGCGGCGGCCAGACAGCTAACAGCAACTTCGGAGGCGGAGGAGGCGCAGGCGGAGCCGGCCAGGATGGCGCCTCCTACTACGTCAACTCCTCTTACAGCATAGGTATTGCCGGCGCCGGCGGCCCCGGCCTCTATGGTTTCGCCGGGGGCGGCGGGGGCGGATCCAGCGCTGCCGGCGCCTGCGGCGGTGGCAACAGAGGAGCGGCGGCAACAGCGAATACAGGTGGTGGCGGATGCGGCAGCAGCACGAACTTCGCCGGCGGCTCCGGCATCGTCATTCTGACCTGGTGGGAGTGAAGCACCATGACTGAAACCGTCTACGCCATCATTGAATCCGGCCTCGTTACCAATACCATCGTGGCCGACGCCGCTTTCGTCGCTCGGTACTTCCCTGATGCCATCCGCGTCGACACGCTCTCGCCGCAGCCGGGTGTCGCCTGGACCTACGCCAGTAGGACCTTCAGCCACACTGTCACCGAGGAACGGGCCTTCGATGGCAGCGTGGTGGTACTGCCGGCAACCGCCTCGTTGAATGCGCTCACAAGTGCCGATGGCACGAAGATCTACTCGGCAACCAGTGATTACACGATCAGCGGCACAACTATCACGCAAGTGGCCTCGGGCTTGATGACCAGCGGCCAGAAAGTACTCGTCACCTATACGCTCACCGTCCCGGTGGGCGTGTAAACCGAAAGGAACATCACATGTCCGACAGTTTCCTGCACGGCGTCGAAGTCGTGGAAATCGATGACGGCGCCCGCTCCATCACTACCGTCAAGTCGAGCGTCATCGGCCTGGTCGGCTCGGCGCCGATCGGCGCCATCAACACTCCTGTGCTGATTCACGGCAACATCCGCGAAGCGGTCAAGAAGTTCGGCCCGCCCGGCTACGGCTTCACGATTCCCGATGCCCTTGACGCCATTTTCGACCAGGCCGGCGCCCAGGTGGTCGTGATCAACGTCGCCGATCCGGCAGACGCAACGCTCAAGACCACAGTCGCGGCCACTTCGATGAGCTTCGACTCGTCGGGGAAGATCCAATTGCCGCATGTTGCCGTTTCTGGGGTGACGCTCAGTGGCCCGGTCGTGGCGCCGATGACATTCAGCGACACGAAACTGACGCTTCCGGCTGGCGCAACCCTGACGAAGCTCCAGGATTCCACCGGCACAACGGCGTACACGGCCACGACGGACTACACGGTCAGTGGCACCACGGTAACGCAGGTGACCGCCGGGGCGATGGTGAGCGGCCAGAAAGCGCTCGTCACCTATACGGTCACGGCTTTGACGGAAATCACCGACTACACGCTCGACGCCGATAGCGGCCTGATTGCGGTCGTTTCCAGCGGGAAGATCGCCTCGAAGGCCACGCTCAGCGTCGCCTACACCTACCTGGACCCGACCAAGGTCAAGAAGACAGCCGTTATCGGCGGCGCAACAGGGAGCACCTACACGGGTGTGCATGGACTGGTCTCGGCGCGCAGCACGGTCGGCGTGACGCCGCGCATTTTGATCGCACCCGGCTTCACCAACCAGATGGCTGTGGTCAGTGAGATGGCGGGTGTCGCGAGCAAGCTCAAAGCCGTCATCATCGCCGATGGCCCCAACACCACGGACGAAGCTGCCATCGCGTATCGCAACAACTTCGGCTCGCGGCGGGTCTATGTGGTCGATCCGTGGGTACGCGTCACGAATCCCGTCACGGACGCGACTGAAGACCAGCCGCCCTCGGCTCGGGTCGCCGGCCTGATCGGGCTGCGTGACAACGAAAAGGGCTTCTGGTGGTCGCCCTCGAACCAGGAGATCAGCGGAATCAGTGGCATTTCGCGCACGATCGATTTCGCGTTGGGCGATGCGAGCTCCGCCGCCAACACGCTCAACGAAAACGAAGTCGCCACCATCATCTATCAGGATGGCTATCGCCTCTGGGGTAATCGGACGTGTTCCGGCGACTCGGCCTGGGCTTTCCTGAACGTTGGTCGCACGGCGGACATGATCGAAGAGAGCATCCTCGCGGCCCATCTCTGGGCCGTCGATCGCAATATCACCAAGGCCTACCTGGAAGCCGTGGTGGAGGGCGTCAACGCCTATCTGCGCTACCTGAAGGCGCGCGGCGCCATCATCGACGGCAAGGCCTGGGCCGACAAGGAACTGAACACGGCCAGCACGCTCGCGGCCGGCCAGGTCTACATCGACTTCGACTTCTGCCCGCCGTCGCCGGCTGAGCACATCACCTTCCAGGCCACGCTGAACACTGACTACCTGACGGAGGTCCTGAGCTGAGATGGCTTTTCCGCAAATTCTGCGCAATTTCAACCTCTACGTCGACGGCTCGAGCTATGCCGGAAAGGTCGATGAACTCACGCCGCCGAAACTCTCCATCAAAACCGAGGAGTTTCGCGCGGCGGGCCTCGACGCGCCCATTCAGGTCGACCTCGGCATGGAGAAGCTCGAATGCTCGTGGTCGATGGCCGAATACAACGCCGACGTGTTTGCGCTGTTCGGGCTGCTCGGCTCGGACCCGGTACAGATCGTCTTTCGCGGCGCCCTGCAGCGCCAGGGCGAGGACGCCGTCGCACTGAGGATCACCGTGCGAGGCACGGTCAAAGAGACCGATCCGGGCACGTGGAAGGTCGGCGACAAGCCGGCCGGCTCGAAGTTCACCGCGGCGTGCGTCTATTACGCGATGGAGATCGACGGCGAGCAGATCATCGAGATCGACGTCGAGAACATGACCCGCGTCATCAACGGCACGGACGAGATGCAGAGCCTGCGCGCGGCTCTCGGAATCTAGACATTTCCTTCCCTCCGAGGGGCTCTCTGTAGCCCCTCGGCATTTTTCGCGAGGACACTCATCATGGACAACCAGAAGAACATCACTCTCCAGTTTCCGGTCAAAGCCAACGGCGTGCTTCTGACCGAATTGACCATTCGCCGACCGAAGGTGAAGGACCGACTCGCCGCCGCCAAGGCCGCCGCCAGTGAAGATGAGCAGGAGATCTACCTGATCGCGACGCTCGCCGGCATCGCGCCGTCGGACGTGCATGAAATGGACCTGCTCGATTATGAAACCGCGCAGGACGCGCTGCTGGGTTTTATGGGGCGGTCACGGTCGACCTCCAGCAGGCGGTAGTACTCGTGGCCCACGCGACCGGCTGGTCGCTTGCCGAACTCACCGAAATGACCGAGCCGGAGCTGTTTGACTGGCTCGAAACGGTCCAATCGGTCCGCAACGCTCTCGTCTCTCGCCCGTAGACCATGGCGAAATCCTCCAGCGCTTCTGTCTCCGTCACCATCGGCGCGGCCCTCTCGTCGACCTTTGGCTCGGTCTTTCGCAATGCCAATACGCAGGTGCGGAAGATCGGCGACGCCGTGGCCGCATTCAAGGGCCGCGCCCAGGAACTGAAGTCGCTGCAGGCGACTGAGCAGCGCGCCGCGGACTCCATTCAGGCGCTGACCGCGAAGCTGGACAAGCAGCGGGGCACGCTGGCCGCGGCCGAGGCGCGTGTCACATCGCTCAAAGCGAAGATCGCCGCCGCCGGCGACCCCACCGGTAAGCTGGCCGTGCGGCTCGATACCGCTGAGCAGTCCTTGATCAAGGCTCGGGCCGGGCTCGTCACGCTGGACGCGCAGCTCGTCAAATCGAAAGCGGATCTCAGCGCGGCCAGCGAGTCCGCTTCGAAGTTTGCGGCCTCGCAGGCGCAGATCGGCGCGGCCATCCAGCGCGTCGAGCCACTCTGGCGCCGCTACGAGTCGCTCCAGGCGCGCATCGCCGCTAACCACTCGAAGCGCGATGAATACCGCAAGCGCGGTGCGGAGTTACTCGCCGCCGGCTATGCCGTGAAGAAGTTGGTCGACGCGGCGGCCGAGGGCGAGCAATCGAAGCTCCGGCTCGGTTGGACGCTACAGGGCCCGGACAAAGCCAAAATTGGCGCCGTGATGGACCAGACGCGCGCCTTCAGCCGCGAGAGCCTGGCGCCGATGTCGGACCTGCTGCGCATCGAAATGACGCTGAACCGGGCGGGCCTGGACGCCTCGGTGCTGCCCGCCGCGGCCCAGGTGGCACACAAAGTGGCCGCTGTTACCGAGCAGGAGGCCGAGCCGACGGCGCGCGCCATCGGCGCCATCTACAACCAGGCGGGCAAGTACATTGACGGCGCGACGCCCGAAGCGAAGCTCAAGCGCATCGGCGGCATTGTCGCGCAGATGCAGCATCAGTTCAACTTCTCGGACGTGGCGGAAATCGGCTCCGCTTTCGCGCACGTCGTGCCACAGGCCTCCGCCATGCGTGTGCCGATCGAGCAGGCTGCGGCGGCCATGGGCCTGCTCGTGCGGAATGGCCAGGAGGCTGGTCAGATGCGCCTGCTGCTGATCAATCTGCCGAAAGCCGCGCAGAAGCTGGGCTTTCATCTTGCCCGCGACGCGCAAGGCAATCTCGATCTGGCGGCCACGTTTCGGCGGATGAATGCGGCCGTCGTTACGACTTTCGGCAGTATCGGAAACGGCCGTCGCGCGATCACCGAGGCCTTCGGCGCGCGCGCCGCCAATTCGGTCCTGACCCTGGCTCAGCGCACGGCCGAGCTCGATCGCGAGCAGCGCAAATTGGCCGACGGCGCGGGCTCGCTTGATGCCGAATACAGCGAACTCAAAGAGAGCGCCAAGGGCACGCTGCTGATCATTCAGAAGAACTTCGATGCGTTTCTCAAGCCCATCGGCAAGGCGCTGCTGCCCGGCATGAAGGCTGTGATTGAGCCGCTCGGCAAGCTGGCGGTCATCATCGGCGGATTTCTGGATCAGCACCCGCTGGTGGCGAAGGCCGTCGGCGGGCTGGTCGTGGCGTTTCTCGGTCTTTCTGTGGCCACCTGGGCGGTCGGCTACGGCTGGAACATCCTCACGGGGACATGCCTGCGCTGGGCGAGCATGCTCACCAAGCTCCGCCTCGCGACGCTCGCGCAGAAGCTGGAGACCATTGCTCTCGCTGGCGCCCAGACGAGCGAAGCCGCCGCCGCCCAGAGCGCTGCGGTGGCGAGCGCCGAACTCGCCGCGGCGGAGCGGGGCGTCGCGTCGGGCGCCGTTACCACGCGCGTCGGCGCGCTGGCTGAGGGTCTCTGGGGCGTGAAGGCTGCCGGTCTTGGTGCTGCTGCGGGATTGGGAGCGTTTGCGCTGGCCCTGGGCACCGCGGCGGGCGTGGCCGGCTGGATCAACTGGGAGAGAAAGCTCAAGCCGGAACTCGATGCCCGCGTGCGCACGGCGCGCCGCCAGGCGCTGCACGAAGGCCTAATCAGTGGCGAGATCACGCCCAAGGACCTCCGCAAGCGCGGCTACACGGACGCGCAGATTCGCGAACTTCACAGCGGTGAGCGCCCGCTCGAGTCAGCCTTCAACAGAAAGACACCGGAGCCGGAATGGAAGCCGGAGAAGGATCTGGGGCAGACAAAGGCGCTCGCGCCTGTCGTCCTGCCGAAGCCGGACATGAAGGGTGGCCTGGCCATGCGTGGCGTCCACGTAATGACACGTCCGGCCACCGCCGCGCTGCCGGCTCCCGGCTACAACAGCTCGCGCGACCGCATCCGCATCATTAATGGCTCGGGCCCACAGAACCACTCACCGCACGGACAGGCACAGGCGTTGAGAGTACTGACACCACAGGCACAGTCGGCCGGCACTCCGGCGCCGCAACCGGAAGGCAACCTGACTCAGAGCTTCAGTTTCGTGATCAACGCGAGTCCCGGCCAGGACGCTGAAGCTATCGGGCGCCAGGTGCAGCAGATGATTGCACGCAGCCAGCGCGAAGCCTGGGCGCGCCGGCGCAGCGCCATGCACGGATAGTCACCATGCCAGACGTCATGCTTGCACTCGGCACTGAGTATCAGTTCTCGCTCGACACTGCTGCCTACGAGCGTCTCCGCCGTCGCTCCGAGTATCGCTGGGCGGAGATGCGCCGCCTGTCGCACCGGCCCTCACTTCAATTCATCGGTATGGGCATGGAAGAGATCGACCTCCACGGCCGCATCTACCCGCACTACAAAGGCGGCCTCGGCCAACTGGACTCAATGCGCGAGGCAGCCGGCAAAGGCCAGCCGCTCAGTCTCGTGTCGGGATACGGGTATGTGTTCGGCCCATGTTGCATCACTGAGATCGAGGAGGAGCAGACTGTCTTCGCGCAGCGGGGCGCGCCGCGCTGCATCGAGTTTCGGCTGCGCCTGAGTCGCTATGGCCCGGACGAAGAGGAGTCGGCTGGCACGGTCTCCACAACACCCGGCGCGTCGAAGAGCCTGACGACTGTCTTTCCGTTTTGACATGACGCCGATCATCACCGCTTCACAGCTAGACACTTACGCAGCGGCGTTCGAACAGGCCGGTGTTGCCCGCCAGGCCGCCGCACGCACGCTGTCAGCCGCACTGGAACGGCTCGCGGCGTTGCCCGTCAGCACGGCTTCCATCGCGGCGGTCAACTGGACCTACGCCGACCTCCAGACTGCGATTTCAAACGATCCTATGGGCACGCTGCGTCGCCTGCTCGCCGCTCTGCGCGAACTCGGCGCCAATCGCGACAACGTCGCCGCAGAGCTGTTTGGCGCGGACCTCGCTGGCCCGATGACCCAACTCGGCACAGTCTTTGCCCTGTCGGATCTGGTCACTTCGGACGCGCTCGCCGTCGGCTGACATGCCCCAATACGTCACGAAGCAAGGCGACATGGTGGACGCCGTCTGCCACGCCGAATACGGCGACACCGCAGCCTACACGGAGGCTGTACTCGCGGCAAATCCTGGGCTCGCGGCCCATGGCCCCATTCTGCCCGCTGGCATCACGATCAATCTGCCTGTTTTCGAAGAGGAGCCGACCGCGACGGTCGTGAAGCTCTGGGATTGAGATGACGCCGACATTCCTGGTCACGGCCGATGGCTCGAACATCACGGCCGCGCTCAAGCAGCGCCTGCTGTCGCTGGTCGTGCGCGAAGAGATCAATCACGAGGCCGGTGCGGCGCGGGGCACGAGTCACACCTGCGACATCGAACTCGACGACCGCGATGGCGCGATCGCCATGCCGGCTATGGGTGCGCTGCTGGTCGTGGAGATGGGCTATCAGGAGACGGGCCGCTCGAAGATGGGCGAGTTTCGCGTGGACGAAGTGGAGCTCGAAGGTCCCGAGCGGCGCCTCCTTATCCGCGCGCACGCAGCCGATACGAATGCGAAGACCACGCTGCCGCAGATCCTCGGCAACGTCACGCGCTCGTGGCCAGCATCCACTGTTGGTGCCGTCGCTGCGACTATTGCCGGCCTGCACGGCTGGTCATCGGTCGTGGCCTCCGACATCGCGTCGATCGCCACGCCCGAGCGCAAGCAGACCGGCCAGGACGACATGGGCTTCCTGAAAACCGTCGTCGCCGAGACCTCACCCGGCGCCTACTGCACGCTCGCCGGCGGAATCATCGTCATCGCCTACGTGGCCAGTGGCACCACGGCAAGCGGCGCCGCGCTGCCCAGCATCTCGGTCGGCGTCACGGACGTGCTCGGCTGGCACATGACGAAGACCGTCCGCTGCGCACACAGCACGGTCAAAGCGAACTATTACGACTACGACTCCGCCGAAACAAGCGAAGCCACCGCAACTGGGGCTGACGAAGAGACCTCATCTACCGAGGAGCCGCTGCTGTACCAGAGCGAAGCGATCGCCACGGCCGCTGCCGGCTCGCGCCTGGCCGCGCTTCAGAGCGGCGTCGAAACGCTGGAGGCGACCCTCATCGGCAACTCCGCCATCAGCGCCGGTGCCAGGCTCGCCGTCTCCGGAATCCGCTCTGGGGTCGATGGCACCTGGATCATCACTCGCGCCGAGCATCGCATCTCCGGGCAGGGCTACTCCACGGAAGTCGAAGCCGTGAAGTCCTGACCATCTTGCCCACCGAAAGGAAAACATGCCCGCTGAATATCCGCCCGCCGCCTGGCATCCGCTGGCCGGCCATTTCGCGCCTGGCCGCCGAAGCCAGCGCGATCTCATCGTGCTGCACATTACAGCCGGTTCAACTGCCACCGGCGCCATCGCCACCTTCGAACACAGCAAGCCGCCCAACCGCACCTCGGCGCACTTCATCGTCGACCGCGACGGCCGTGTCACTCAGTTGGTCAGCATCGACAACACGGCCTGGCATGCCAGCGCGGTCAACTCGCGCTCAATCGGCGTCGAGCATGTAGCGGTGCCCGGCAAGCTGCTGCCGACTGAAGCGCAGTGCGCAGCCAGCTCCGCGCTCGTCGCGTGGCTCTGCCGGGAGCTCTGCATCTCCTGCGACCGCGCGCACATCCGCTCGCACCACGAGGCCAGCCCACGGGACGGCCACGTCGGATGTTGTGCTCCGACGCTCGATCCCGATCGCATCGTCGCAGCTGCGGCGGCACTTCTCTCAAACACGGCGGCCCAGCCGCCAGAAAGGACCGCATGAACAAGAACCAGATCGTCTTCGCTCCGGTCACCCGCACTCAAATTGACGCCGGGCGTCCGGAGCTGGCGAAAAACGGAATCACCCTCTCGGGTGACAACGGAGTCATCGAGAAATCGCACTGCCGAATCGCCTACAGCTACGACGAGGCGACAGCCGAGCTGACGCTGACCGTTGTCAAGAAGCCGCTCGTGATCTCGACGGACTACGTAAAGTCGCAGCTGATCGGGGCTCTCGCCAAGCAGGGTATCCAGCAGAAGGGAGTTTCGCTCAATGCCTGAACAGCCCAAGGGCGGATTCTGGCGCAAACTCTGGGACTTCATGACAGCGCCGCCCGAGCCTGAACGGCCCTGGCCTCCGGAACCGCCTCCTCCGCATCCTGAACCGCCCGGCCCGCCACATCCCGGCCCTCGTCACTGAACAACAGCCCTCAGTCTTCTTTCCCTTCCGCAAGCTCACTCATAGAGGAAAATCGATGAAACAACTTGTCTCTATCCTGATTTATGCGCTGTTGCTCGCCTCGTCGGCCACGGCGCAGACATCTGTCTACGTCGGTGGTGGCCCGTCGGGCTACGCCGCCTCCTCGCCGCACTTGGCCGGCAACTTCACCTTCGGCATCTGCACCAATGGCGCCGGCACGTGCGAGATTACTTCCTTCCAGGCGCGCGGCGTCACGGCCAACACCACGGTTTATTCGATCCTGACCGGCGTCCACGAACGCGTGGCCACGGTCAGCACGCCGAAACTGATCGTTAAGCTCGGCTCGCTCGCCCAGGCCGGCACGTCGACGACGCTCAGTTCCACCACCGGCGCGGCGGGCCTCGGCGGGAGCATCATGGCTTCGCCCGTGAGCCATCCCAACTGGTCTCTGGCTTTCGTGATGCGCGGCGTCTATGCCGCCAACACGGCCGGCTGGGAACCAGTCGCGACCCTCAGTCTCGGCTACACCTTCCAGAACGCCACCGTCTCGACGCCCCGCGCTGCCCGGGCTGGCTTGCACTGGGAGCCGTGGGTCCACCGATTTGTCCACGTCTTCCGCCCGGAGGTCGACTGAATGCCCAGATACGCTGTCGGCGGCTGGCTGCCTGACCCGGTCGATCCCCGGGACATCCCAGCCGCTTTCCCGCCCGCTCCGGCGCACATCGTCGAGGT